GTAATTCACGGGTATCTTTATAATATAGGAAGCAAGTATCTTTATCGATGGGTGGCGGGTTTCTTTGTGTGATAGGTGGCAGGTATCTTTGTTTGTGGTGGCGGGTGTTTTTGGTTGCAGTGTTGCAGGTATCTTTGCTTTAAAATGACTTGATAACACGTCATTTAACGCTAGATTAGGTGATTCATTAAAATTGACACATTATCTTTGGTAATCAATCGCCAATAAATAACAGGCACGAGAAGAGACGAACGGTGTTGCTTCACATAAAAAACGGCAGCAGCTACTACCATGCATGGTGGGTACAGTTATAACAAAACGCATTTATAAGCCGGAACAAACACTCTTGCAGCCCTTATATTACAGGGGTTACAAGTGGAAACAGACGCCTTTTCTCCTTGCGAGTTCGCTACAAAGTTAAATTAAACTAAAATAAACATTTGTTTAAATGTTTATTTTAGTTTATTGTGTTTGTATTATTCATATGCAAGAAAGGAGCAGGGAATGGGGAAAATAATAGCTGTTGTAAATCAAAAAGGCGGTGTTGGCAAAACAACAACTGCTACAAACGTGGCAAGTCAGCTGTATCATAATGGTGAATCAGTCTTATTGGTTGATATGGATCCGCAAGCAAGCGCGAGTACATGGTCAGCTGAACAAGTTGAGGACACGTTCCCAGTGATACAAATGGGTAAAAACTTGGTTCGTGATTTACCTAGAATAAGTCGAGGCTATGATTGGGTTATTCTGGATGGGGCTCCACAAGTATCTCTCTTGGCTGCAGAGGCTATAAAGGTGGCTGATGTTGTACTCATACCAAGCACCCCTTCGCCATATGATATTTGGGCCTGTGGCGATGTGGTCGATATGATAAAAGTTCGTCAAGAAATTACTGACGGCAAACCAAAAGCCGCCTTTGTGGTAACGATGGTTGTCAAAAATACTAAATTAAGCCATGAAGTGAAAGACGCCTTAGCAGCCTATGAATTACCCGTATTTAAAGCCATAACTACGCGTAGTGTTGTTTATCCAGAAACTGCTAAGAGCGGCTCTAGCGTGGTCTCTTTAAGCAAAGACCATCCGGCAGCACTTGAATTACGAGTGCTTACTAATGAGATAAAGGCTTTTGCTAATGAACAATAAATTAAACATAAAATCCAGCTTAGGCAAAACAACCCACAAAGCTAAGGCCCAGGCAATGGCGGATGTTATGAGCCAAGATGATTACTTAACTGGTCAAGTTGCCAATGCCAGAGTTGATTTGGATAAGCGCATTCACAAAGCAGTTAAGAAACTGGCCGATAGCACTGAGTGTATTACTCACCTAAACGATGGTGAAATTAAAGTTAAAAGTGTTTCAATGAAAATGCTAATGACGGAAGCGTTGCTTGATTTATTTATAAAATATGAAGAGGGCAACGGTATTTACCCATTTGATCCAGATGAAGATTGGAGCTGGACAAAAAAAGAAGGCTAATTTAAAACACAAAAAAGCCGGCTAGAGGTTGCACCCTCGAACCGGCCATACAAAACTAACCCACTAATCACAGAGGTATTAATTATGTTGAACAATTCTAGCACGACAGTATCACAAGCCGCAAAGATCCTATTTTTTGATTTTATGCAGCTGTCTATCCCAGAGCGTAAAGCGCATATTGAAAAACACTCGCCTAATATGGCCGATTGGCAAAAGCGCGCCGTACTGCATTAATCAATATTGATGCTACCCTCATTCGTGAGGGTAGCAAACCGACCACCCGTACACCCTAACCCCCGGACTTCCATTTTTGGGAAGTTATTACCCGTCTAGCATTCCCTTTTTGGGAATTTTCCCCTCTAATCGTTTCCTATATTGCCCCTATAAAAGTGTTGATATAACTCAACTTATCACCCTAAATCGTTTGCGGTTATAATTTAAACGCCTATAATAACGCAATAATTACTTAACTATTGCGGATTATGGAAAGCAGACCTTTAACAATTGATGAATTTTATAATGAGCTAATTGCCAAAAACTCAGGCAAAAACAGCTTGTTTAAAGAGCGAGATAAATTATTGCTTGGCCTGTCGGTCATGTGCGGATTAAGAGAGATTGAACTAACTCAATTAACAATCGGTTTAGTCACTTCGCCAACGTCTGAAATGAATGAATTTGTGGTATTGCCGAACAGCATTACTTATGACGGATATGATCGGCCTTTTCTTCTCTCTAATGATGAAATACAGGGATGGTTTGTTGATTATATGAAGTGGATGATTAGCAATGGCATTAATACGCAAGCAGGGGGCAGCTACTACGGTCTAAACCCAAACGCGCAGCTATTTGTTAATGATGATTTTAAACCGTTCACAGTGCAGAAACGGGGCAATGGCAACCTAAGCCCTGTACAAATGAATAAGCATTTAGACAAATTAATTAAAAACACTGAGCTATGGGCCAAAGGGATTAGGCGCAAGTCGTTTATTAGAACCTGCACTATTCAGTCATATCGAGCTGGCATGAGTACCAACGATATAACACTTACAACAGGCCAAAGTGAAGAGACAATTAAAAACACTTTGGTAATGGATATTGCGCAATACGATCCAATCTGTGATTGGTTTGATAAGCGTAAAACAGATAAAGCAAAGCGTTTAGAGTCATTTAAAAAACGCCGTAGATTTATGATTTAAAAAGAACAGCTAGGCGCGGGTACGACCGAACCTAGCTGAATGACACATAAACTAAAAGGATAGCTATATGTCACAACAAGATAGTAACACCGGCTTTTATATATTTCCAAAGGGAACCGTTGATATTTCTGAAAATAGAAATACGTGGTCAAATGATGAACCGTTTCAATTATCATTTAGTAGTGAAGATCACAATGGATGGGGTATTACTAAAGCAATAAGTAAAACTGAAGTCGAAGGAATTACTGAAGATAAAGTGGAAGCGTTTTATATTGAAGCGCTGAATTTACTAGGGATAGCTAATGAGGTGGCAGCATGAGTCTTGCAATGAAACAAGGTGAAATTGTTGTTGATAATTTTGCAGGAGGTGGCGGCACAAGCACTGGTATTGAGCTTGGCCTAAACAGATACGTTGATATTGCGATTAATCACGACAAAGACGCAATTGATATGCACAAATTAAATCACCCGGAGACAAAACATTATTGTGAGTCAGTATGGGATGTTGACCCTGTTGAAGCCTGCGCAGGCAGACCCGTTGGCCTCGCTTGGTTTTCGCCTGATTGCAAACATTTTTCAAAAGCAAAAGGAAATAAGCCGGTTAATAACAATATCCGGGGCTTGGCATGGGTAGCTGTTCGCTGGGCTGCTCTGGTTAATGTACGTGTGATGATGCTTGAAAATGTAGAGGAGTTTTTAACATGGGGGCCAATCGGGGATGATGGAAAGCCTTGCAAAAAAAGGGCTGGTGAAACTTTTCAGGCATTTAAAAGCGCTTTAACGACCGGGCTTGATAAAAACCACCCGGCCATTGCCGATATTAAAATGGCGCTTGGTGATGATTTTAATTTAGAGCAGATTGCAAAGGGATTGGGTTATCAAGTTGAGTTTAAAATATTGAAAGCTTGTGACTATGGCGTCCCGACAATTAGAAAACGCTTGTTTCTGATTGCCCGTAAAGACAACGAACCTATCACCTGGCCTGCGGCTACTCATGGCGACGGATTGGAGCCATATAAAACCGCCGCCGACATTATTGACTGGTCAATACCAGTGCGATCTATTTTCAACAGAAAACGTCCTTTAGTCGAAAAAACATTAAAACGCATCGCAAAAGGCTTGGAAAAATATGTTTTTCAAGCCGAAGAACAATTCGTTGTACCAGGCGAATGCACAATTCCGATAATTGACAGGCAGTTTGGCAAGTCAACGTGCAATCCAGTAACGACCCCGCTTGGAACAATAACAGCAGGGGGGTTGGGTAAATGCGCATTAGTCACAAGCCACATGCTAAAACTGCGTGGAACAAATATCGGACATGGCACAAATGAGCCGGTTCATACTATTTCAGCCGGTGGTCTTCATATCGGTGAGGTAAGGGCCTTTTTAGTTAAATACTATGGCACTGGTGGTGCGGTTAGCTGCAATCAACCATTAGATACAATCACCGTTAAGGATCGTTTTGGCCTGGTCACTATCAAAGGTGAAAATTATCAAATTATTGATATTGGCATGCGCATGTTGGAACCGCATGAACTGTTCGCCGCCATGGGATTTCCTGTTAATTATCAGATTAGCCATGACAGTAACGGGAAAAAATTATCTAAAGCTAAGCAAGTTGCTCGATGTGGTAATGCGGTTTGTCCTACGATGGCGCAAGTTCTGGTGATAGCAAATGTAGAAATTAAACAAAGTCGCATTGCGGCATAAATTAACCAATAGGAAATAAATTCGATGGAACATTTTGAACCGCGAAGTGAAAAAACAACGATTTTTGTTGATGGTATCGGGGGATTGGCTGTTATAACCGCCTCGCAAACCATTAAATATGAATGCAAAGAATTGACCGTTTTTGATGTGTTTACAGATTTAGAAAAACTAGGTTTTGGCGTTTACTCTGTTGATGTTTCTGTTTGGACTGAGCCGGATTGCACAGGCGATGGTTATCACGTTGTTACGCAGATTGAAGATCATGAAATTGACGCTGAAATGACAGCTAAATTAACAATTAATTAAAGTGGGAAATAAACCGATGAATGCAAAACCATTATTTACCGAAGATAAAGCCGATATTGTTGCTTATTTTTGCAGCGAGTGTCGCATTGTAAAACAAACAGAAGAACAAGCAGATACTTGTTGTGTGCCGCCTAAGCCAGTGCTGTGTGACTGTGGTAATGAAGTGGAAATACATCGTTCAATATGCAGTTCTTGTTCTGACAAAAATCAAATAGAAAAATTTAACGCGCTTCCGGTTGTTGAATGGAACGGTATGACGCCTCTTGTGCTACATAACTCTGATACATACTTCTTTGATCTTGAATCAATCGAAGAATATGCCGATGAAAACAATATTAAAACGTCTGACTTAAATCTTGTGTTATGTGAGCCTAATTACGCTTCACAGGTTGAAAGTGATTATTGGGAAGATGATTTACCGCAAGACCAAGATTTTAATGAAGTAGTTAGCTTTGAAGTTGTCCGAGCATTAGCCGCACTTAATGAAGCGATTGGTCATAACAAAACAGTATTATCTTGGTCTGAAGGAAGTAAAAGAGTCTTACTTAATTAGATGGGAAATAATTATGATGAATTGGCATGTTAGGAAGTGGCTAAGATGGCAGCATTTCATGGCTGTTCAGCAAGGTAGGCAGCTTGCGCAATGCGTTTGGGCTACTGCTTATAACTCAGAATTCGGCGATGTGAAGATCACAAGCTTGCGATCTATTACAAGCCCTAAATAATCTAGGAATTAATTTGATGAAAATAACTGATTTGTTAAAGATGGATATGGGGGCGGTAGTTGATTGGCTTATCGTCAACAAAACCGAATTTGAACTGGTTCATAAAACAAAAGTTAAGAAAGATGAAGATCGTATTTCTGAACTAGAACACGCCTTAACGCAAGGGTAAGGATTTAAAAGCCCCTAGAAGAGGGGCTAATTTACTTCTATTGGATAATCTTTAATATATCACCAGTTTCAATGTCAATTTCTGCATTTACCGTTTGCTTAACTTTATTATTGAAAAAAGTAGTGCTAACAATAGCCCTTGGATTTTTATTTAACACTAAACGATAATCGGTTTTAATATGCTCATAAGAGTTTTTATCATCCATACCAGATTTTATTAGCTTTTCCAGTGCGTAGTGCGAACCATTCCAACCACTGAATTGCTTGTCAAAATAATCAAAATCCACCCAGTTATCCAGAGATAAAGGATCATCACTATAATCCATGTAGCACCAACCAAGAGCCTTGCCTACCGTTAAATTATTGTCTTTTGTATAGACTGTCTGACTTAAACACCTATAAAAACCACCTACAAATGATTCTGGCAAACCTTTATAAGCAATAAATTCTGCAACAACATCTCGCCGACTATCTTTTTCTTCCTGTCGGTATTCAGCAAGTGTGAGGCCAGAGGATGAAAATTCTTTCTGTTGAACGTCTTTTTTCACGACGGTATCTGCGGGTGTATTCTCTGTGGATGGCATAATAAGCTCTGCAACAACGCTAAATGCCAAATATCCCAAACCATAGACTTTTAATACTCGTTTACGAGTAAATTCACCAGATTTAAAAACCCAATTAGGGCGAATTAAACCGGCAAGTAAAACAACAAATAAAATGAATGATAATAGTAAAATGATCTCTTTCATATCTAACCCCTTATTTTAATAAGGTATAGAGTAAGGGTAAGTGTGAGGGGGCGCAAGGGGGAATATCTAGGGAGGAAGCCCAAATGTTCGGGCTTTATATTAATTAGCAGTAATTGAAGTAGTAAAACCACCGCTACCAAGTCTATGCTCGACTCTTGTGGCAATATAATCACCGGCAAAACCATCACGCCAGCCTGCAGACAACGTGATCGGGCTTTCAGCTATCACCAAAGGATTTCCAGGTAACGTTAAGGACAAATCACGTTTACCTCGCTGCAATGATGCCAACTCCGCTGTCGCAGCGGCAGTAGCTTCTGCAGGGGTTGGGTAGGTTTTGCGCAAAGCCTTACCTGGCTCAGCCTCATCGCCAATAATAACGGCAACACGCTGCGCTTTTGCTTTGTCCTGCCAGTAAGCAATAACATGCCCGATAGCCGATCGGTCGGCTAACACAACTCGGTAGGTTGTCACATCTGCTTTAGCCAGTACAAGGCTGGGTAAGTCTTTACCACTCACCGTTTTTGATTGGTTGCGCGGCGCAAATAGGAGGTTTTTACCGCTTGGTTTTGCTATCGCATCATACTCCTTGGCCAGCCGGGTCAAGAAATGAAGATCACTCTCACCAGTTTGGTCAATATGCTCGATATAAGTTCCAGATAATACATCTGCTATTTTAGCCTGTAACTCATGTTCACCGGCCACGGTCTGGACAACATCACCCAGCGTTACTTTATCCCACGAACGGGTTTTACTGGTTTTGAGATTTTGCCGCAAATCAGCCCCGCGAGCACGAAAGACGATTTTATCAGGTGGACCAGATAGCTCCGGTTCATCAACAACATATTCACCCATATAAGCAAGCCCGGTTTCCTGATATCCAAGGTGAACTTCTAATCGAGCACCTTTTCGGGGCACTTCTAAAAGTCCGTCTGAATCATCAACAGTAATCGTTAATGCGTCGGATTTGAACCCAGCCTCATCAGTAATAGTCATCTCTATTAACCGCTCAGCTATCCGGGCAGTTACATCACGGCTATCCGCAAGGATTTTAAAAATTGGTCGCAAAATCAGCTCTCTTAATCAAACAATGATATTTTAGTTAGCACCGCTGTTTTCGGCTCTTTGATATCCGGTAATTCAATCAGCAGCCCTGCCGGCAATACAGGCCCCCACTTACCAAGGCCGGGATTAAGCTCGTAAACTTGCACTGTTGCATCAGAGCGGCCGTAATAACGGTGGCAAATAGCGTCTATGACTTCGCCATCTTTTGTTCTGTATTGCATTTAACCCCCTTTGTAATTATCTCCGTAGAACAAAAGATCTAGGCTAAAATCTAATTTACGAGCCTGCCCATTGCGGTGAAATATTTTTTCCTCTTCGTGAATTGCCGTAATACACCAAAACCCCAAGATATCACCGGTACCAGACACTAACTGCAGAGGCCTACCTTGGTTTGCCTCGACAGCCATTGCGTCAATCTGTTTTAAACCGCCTTTGTATTCCGGGTAAATAACCCCTTTCAAGCTCCGCTTAAACTCACCGAGACCCACGAATTGTGGCGTCGCATGACCACCAAAACGCTGCTGAGTCGGCCATAAAAATGCAAGGTCACGGGTAAATGACTGATAAGCGGCGGTATCCACCGAAAACCTATAATTACCCAAAGCAAGCATGTAACTGGACGAACGCTCGGTTGGCAGCAATTGCTGCGCATAATCCCGCGCTATATTGTTATGCATCGTATAAATCTCCTCGGCTCGATGCCTGCTGTTCGTGCATCAACTGCAGAAACTGCCTGCGCACCTCCACCGCTATCTCCTGCGCATTCATCCCCGGCGTACCTTGTACATTGATATCCAACTGACCAATGGCAATGCTTGGTGAAATGGATTGTACTGGCTGGCTGATTTTAGCAACGCTTGGAATTGTAGCTTGGTTATTAGCAGATACAGCAGGAGACTGATACGCGGCTACTGTCTCTTGGTAAGTTGGTGCCAATTGCACTGGTTCAGCGGCGACTGGCAATGCAATGGTGCTGGCAGCAAGCATCCCTGCAGCCGCAATGGCTTTAGGTGTACTTACTTTATTAGCCGCACTGGTTTGTGCTTCCGAAACTTGCGGTTTAACCGCCTCCAATCGTGCAACTGTCTCAGCTTGCTGAACTAAAGTGGGTTGACTGGCAGCGACTGGGTTTTGTGTCTGGTAAGAGTAAGCAGCAGCCGGTAACGCAATGGAGCTTGCAGCAAGCATACCAGCAGCTGTCATCGCCTTAGGTTTACTTACTTTTTTAACTGCAGCAGTTTGCTGAGCTATATTCGCTCCGCTACCCGAATATTTCTCTTCATCACCACCAAAGCCAAAAAACGATTTAACGCTATCAACCGCAGTGCCCAGCCAATCGAGCTTGCCCTTAATCCAGCTAAAAGCTGCGCCCCATCCTTTCATTAGCAGACCAATTGGTGACCATTCAAAAACAGTTTTAAGCGCATCCCAAAAAGAGAGCACACCATTTTGAATACCACCAAAAGCTGAACCAACAATACCTGCAACCCAGCTGATTAAGTTCGCTAAAAGGGTTATTCCTCCGATCACCAATCTGATTGGCAACAGAACGAGACTAAGCGCGCCGCCAATTAATCGACCGAACGATACGCCTGCACCTGCAGCAGACTTTAATGACTCGGCGCTAGATTCAACAGGCTGAATTAACCGACCAAACCAATCGAAAACCGCCTTTACGCCGCCCCATACCCAGTTCAGCACCGCACCAATAGGTGCCAAGGCGGTAAATAATCCAGACAGCCCACTAATAATAGGTGAAAATCCTTGAAGAAATCCATCCCAAAAACCACCAAGGAAAGCCTTTAACGGCTCAAAATATTTATAAATTAGCACGCCAAGAACGGCTATTAGTGCAACAACGGCAACCACTATCAATAAAATAGGATTAGCTAGCATTGCTGCGTTCATCGCCCACTGTGCTGCTGTCACTAATCCCATACGGATAGCTGCTAATTTACTGATAGCACTAAATGCCACCATGCCGTAACGTGTTATTGCTATAATGCTGTTTAAACTAGCAAAGGCTAAAAGCAAAGGGCCGCCAGCCGCAGCCAGCACACCTATTGCTCCGGCAGTAATCGTTAATATTCTAACTAATCCAGGATGCGCTGCCGCCCACTTGTCAACATTTCGAGCAACATTTGTTAACCATATTGATACAGATTTAACCGTTGGCAATAGTGCATTGCCCAAGGTGATTTGTAGTGATTCTACAGCAGATGAGAGTTCCTTTAACTTGCCCTTAGCATTGTCACCCATTTTATTAGCGACTTGTGCTGCGCGGCCTTGTGAATTTGTGACAACATCAAGGTACTTAGTAATGCCTTTCGCGCCCTCTTGGGATAGCAATTCAGCCATACCCGCAGCAGGCTCTTCGCCAAAAACGTCTTTTAATGCCTGTAATTTTTCTGCGCTACCCATACCATCGGTGGCTTCGGCCATATCGCCGATCACATCGATCATATTGCGCATATTGCCACTGGCATCTTGAGTTTCGACACCTAAACTTTGTAACGTTTTAGCAGCCGCCGATGTTGGGGCAGCTAAACGAGTAACCATTGCTCGTAGCGTTGTACCTGCTTGTGAACTTTTAATACCAACATTGCCCAGTAAACCTGCCATAGCCGAGGTTTCTTCTAGACTCATGCCAGCCTGCCTTGCAATCGGCGCGACATATTTCATTGTCTCGCCGAGCATGCTCAAGTTGGTATTGGCAGTGGTAAAGGTGGCGGTTAATACATCCGACACTCTGTCCATCTGATCTGGATTTAAACCAAAACCAGATAAAATATCAGACGATATATCAGATGCAGCGGCTAAATCAGTTGTACCTGCTTTTGCTAAATTCAACAGGCCCGGCATAGTGGCAATGATTTGGTTGGTTTTAAAACCTGCCATTGCCAGATATTTCATACCATCGGCTGATTCAGAGGCACTATAAGATGTTTCTGCGCCCAATTTTCGAGACGTTGCGGTTAATTTTGCCAGATCAGATTCAGAGGCATTAGCAACTGCCCCAACACCCGCCATTTTCTCTTCAAACTCAGCGGCAACCCGCATCGGGCCGCCCAGCGCTCGCTGCATGGCTTGCCCCGTTTGTTGCAAGCCAAAACCAGCAACCGTCATATTTGCCGAAACCTGCATGCTTTTTTGCATGCGCTGTTTTGATTGGGCTATTTTTCCTTCAAGCTGGGCAATGCGTTCGAGCTTTTTAGCCTGCTTATCAAACGCCTGGTTTAATTCGTTAGTCTCTTGTTTAGCACTGGCTTGTGCACCTGATAGGTTTTTGGTCGATACACCTGCTTTATTCAGTGCCTGACGCATCTGTTGGAGCTTTTGCGTCTCTTGCTGATGCGCCTGTTGAAGCTGATTAACCCGACTTTTGCCCTGTTCAAACTCCTTGGATAGTGATTTGTTATCCCTCTCCGCTTTTTTAAAGGCTTTACCGAGACGGTTAGCTTCTTTTTGTGCTTCTTTGAATTGATAGGTTAATAGGTCACTCGGCTGTTTTGACTGCTTCATCTCCTGCGCCAGTTCGGCAACCTGCTGCTCTGCAGCGCCTAAATCTTTTTTCAACGACTTAGCTGGAGCGGATGACTCTTTCATTCGCACAGCAAGCTGTTGCACTTCGGCCTGCGCATGGTTGAGTGACTGGCTTGTTTCTTTGCTCTCCTGCCGCAACTGACGGAACGCATTAAACTGGTCGGTCTGTGCATCAACAGATTTTAACCGTTCCTGTGTCTTTTTGAGTGATTCAATAACCTGACCGGATGCACCTGCCACGTTTTTAAGCGGTCCACTCAGCTTATCAATCGCTTTAAGTTTTACGGCTAAATTTAAATTTTTTGCTGCCATATTTCACCCTGCTTAACCGGGGCTTTTCGCCTGATTCATGGCTTTAAATCGGTCAATTGCTAACTCCCGCCAGCGATTTAACTCATCAAAACCCATGCTATCCATCTGTTGCGGCGGCCAATGAAAGATCGCCGCAATATCAGCCCACGCCTCATCTACAGAGTCGGGAGCTGCTCTTTCGTGAAAAAAGTGGCGACTTCGGTCATGACCTCCAGCAAATCAACAGGATCCAATTGATAAAAATGCTGCGCGGTGAAACCGTTCAATGAAATCCGCGGTACTAACTGAGCAGTAGCGGCAGTATCCATCTGGATAACATCCAATAGTTTAAGGCCGCGTAGGTCACCTGGCATTGGTTTACGTAAAGCAAGCTCGTTGATTTTACCGCCGCCAACTGGGTGATCTAAACGAACAACTTTATCTGCATGAGGCCATTTTTCTTGCTCAATTTGTTCAACTGTTTTAAATTCTTCAACGACTTGTTGGGCGGTGTTTTCTTGTTCTTTCATATTTAATTTACTCATAAAAAAAGAGCGCCGACTGTGCTAACAGGGCGCTCTTGAATGGTTAATAGGATCTGTTACTTCGTTGTTTTAGCAGCCGCTTTGCTTGCCGACTCATTTGCCAAGTCGGCAATAAAACCACCGGCTAACAGGTTAGTTGCTTGGCGCGGATTCAAATCCACAAATTCGGTCACTTTTACATTTTCATGCATAAATGGCTTGAGCACTTTATATTTGCGCTTAAGTATTAAATCAGGTTTTACCATGCTTGTTCCCCTTAAACTAAATGCCGATAGCGACGCGAGCAGCTTTTAATACGTCAACGCCAGCAATACGGCGCACCATGTTTGGAATATCGATAAAGACTTGCTCTTCACCGGCAATCTTTAGCTCATATTTTTTGAGACTCATGGCAATCTTCAGCGCGGCTTTTTCACCGGACTTCCATGTGCCAAAGTCCAGCTCTTTCCATGAGCCAGAAAGACTCATGACCACTTCGGTGGTTTCGCCATCTTCTTCAAAGGCCCCGCGCAGCGTGACGTTAATCATTTTGCTCGGAACTAAGCCGTAGGCTTTGAATAAGTCGCTATCATATTTGGCAATGGTAAAGTTACACTCCAACTTATCCATGCCTTGATCAAGTTCAAGTGGCGCATCCATCCCCCCCGCTTTAAACTCTTCTGTTTTAATTGTTAGCTTAGGAGGGGTTACCTCCTCCACTACACCTGCGAACCCTTTGCCGTCGGCAAACAGGTTCATCGCTCGAATTACTTGCGGTAATGACATATTAAACAACCTCTGTTAGGTAACCATTGACCATGTGGCTACGGAATGTGATGTGCTCTGCAGGCGCATACGCACTAAAGTCATAATCAAAGTAGACTTTGCCCTGCTGAATTTGGTCCGCACTGTTCAGTTCCGGATCTACCCAGCATTCCCCCCCGGCAATGGCCCCGATGTTTTTAAGATGCCGTAGGTAGTTATTTACTCCCTCGCTCACATCTTCAACGTAGGTTTTGGTGATATTGCGATCAACTGCCCAGAGATGATTACGCACTAGACTGTCCGAAATCATATCGTTAGTGATAACGACATTTTTAAATGCCCATTTGGCATCTGCAGAACAAGTACGATCACCCCAAATGCGGAAACCGTTCTGCTGAATCGTGGTGGTCACTGCTTTTTCATTCAGCAAGTTTGCACGACAAGTCGGATCGTCAAGTTTGAAATCAATTGGACGACATAAACCATCAATGCCGTAAATTTCTTGATTGGAGTTCGACCACCAAAAACCAAGCGTGTTATGCACTCGCGCCATCACGCCTGCATGGCGAGCAGATGGTGGCTGAATCACTTGGGTGCTGGTTGTAACATCAAAAACCTTGTACCACGGGTCAATCACTTCACAGCGACGACTGCCGAACAGTTCTCGATAGGTGATTGCAGCTGCATCATTGGTGTTAGGCCCGTCAAGCAAGGCATAACCGCGCAGTTTATCGGCCACGCTAACCAGCGAATCAGCAACTGCTTTTTGATTGGAAAAACCAGGCGCAATTAAGATGCGCGGTGACACTTTTGCCGTATTTTCAGCGGCAAGCAGCGCGAGAATACCTGTGTACTGACCAGTGTCGGCATCAACAGTACCAATCACATTTGACTGCGTAGCGGCAGCATCAGCACCTTCGGCAACACGAATCACGACAACAATGGCGCCTGTCTGGTCAAAAATGCCGTCAATAGCCTGCGGCAATGTACCCGCTGTACCCAGCTTAGCAGCCTCGCGGCGACTACCTGCAATCAGCACAGGTGTGTTCAACGGAAAAATAGAAGCATCGGCGTCTTCTGCCGTACCCACTAATCCAATAATACCGCTTTGAGCGGTTTTGATGGGCCGAGCCCCACCGTCAATCTCGACGACTTCGGCGCCGTGTAAATACTGTTCAGCCATAGGGGCCTCTTTAGTAAAGTGTAAAAACTAAAAAGCCCCGGCAAGTGCCAGGGCTTCGGTTAGGTCTAAAAAAACCGCTTGATTAAGCGGTTGGTTATTCTGGCTTGACGGGCCAGGCAATGTCGTATGGATCAGTAAACATTTGCGGGACATCGCGTAATGATTGGCGGTAATCCTTATATTGCGCTTGTTTTTCCAGTGATAATGGCGAGTCAATGGCTTGCGTGTGGTCAGCGGCAGCAACTAGCTCGTCACGTTTTTTACGAGCTGCGCTCCATTGCTGCTCATTCTCGTATTCTTTTTGTCTCAGGACAGACTCGATAGCGTCGCTATTCATGCCAAGGTTTAGCATGTATTCTCGGCTGGTGTCGGTGTGTCGCTTGCCTTGATTTATATATTCAAATCTCACTGCTTTCTCCTGAATGGCTCTTTAAAAAGAGCTTGTTTTAAATAATGTGCATCGGCATGACTGGCGTGACCAAGCCATGACTGGATATTTTGGTTAATATCAGAAAACTGAATCTCTCCGGCGGCATACTGCTTACGGTACTTTTTCAGTTTTGTTTTTATTCGTTTAACCGTGCACTTCCTTAATAGCCGGTGCGTTGAGTAGATTCTATAGCCTAGAAAATCCAAGGCGCGACCGTTCTTTTTGGCTATTGGAAACACCTGCGTTTTGCTGTTTGTTTTTAACCTTAATTGCTGATGCAAAAACAGCTCGATATCCCTTCGCCACTGGTGTAGCTGCGCCTTGTCATGATGGATAATTACAAAGTCATCCATGTAGCGAGCATAGTTTTTTGCTTTTAATTCGTGCTTGGCAAATCTATCTAGCTCATTAAGGTAGATATTGGCAAATATCTGACTGGTTAAATTACCAAGTGGGATCCCAACTCCAAGCGCGTCGCATGGGCTATTGTCGATAATATAAAACAGAATTTGCTTTGTATGGCTGCATCGTATCTTTGCGTCAATAATTGACTTTAGAATGTGGTGATCGATACTTGAGAAGTAACGGCTAATATCAGCCTTGAGCGCAAAAGCTTTGCCATGCTTTCTTTCTACATCTCTGATAAAAGCTTGCGCCCTATCAGCCCCTTTGTGTGTACCCTTGCCTCGCCTGCACGCGTAAGAATCGTGAATGTATTGCTTGTCAAACAACTGCTCTATAATGTTGTATATCGCTCGATGCACCACCCTGTCTCTAAAGTGAGGTGCTGATATCAAACGACGTTTTGGTTCAAAAACATAAAAATGATGATAAGCCGACATTTGATACATGCCCCACATCAACTCATTTTGAATCTGAATTACGTTTTCTTCTAGGTTGTTGAAAAACGCGAGCGTGGAGCTTGCCTTGGTCTTTCCTTTTCTGCACTGGTATGCAGCGTCGAGAATATTTTCAAAGCTTATTATCTTATCAAAAGAGCAGCCCATCGACGCATCGATGGACTTGATTCGTGTTTCAGCAATTGCTGAGGTATCGGCATCCTTTTCAAAATTGCACTGGCAGCACCCCGTGGGGTGATTGCTTCTGGCGTCATCAAGAGCGGGACGAAAACCAATGTTACTGTTCGCATTCGAACGACCATTATTCAGATTGAGCATGCCCAAGCCGGCGTTCGAGCCATTGTTCCAGTTGCCCCCGCGAAGCGGGAATCGGTCTCGCGTAATCATAATGCCGATACCTGTTGTTTAGATTTAACAGATTTGATCCAGCCGCCAATCATGCGCCCTATCTCAACAAGCATCTCGATCCACATTTGATATTTTTTAACATCTAAATAACGCAAGTCTTTCGCAAGCCTAACGCGACGTTTTAGTATTGCTAATTCAATATCAAGATCGGTTAATGTTGTCTTTTTGTGATAACGCTTAAATGCCGTAATAATCAACCGCTGCAACTGCAGCATTGATACGCGAATTTCAGCGCCCAACACATGCCTTTCGTGCCTTGGGAATTGTTTTATTGCTTGATACCCATATAACAACATATCGCGACATCTATCTTCAATGATTAGAGCTGGCAATCTATTTCCTATTTATTTTTTTAAACTGCGCTACCGCGCAGAGAGCAAATATTCAAGTTACATTACGCAAAGAAAGCGGGACGAAAACCAATGTAACTGCCCGCAATCGAACGACCATTCCCCAGATCGAGCACGCCCAAGCCGGCGCTCGAGCCATCGCCCCAGCGGCCCCCGCGACGCGGGAATCGGTTGCCATAGTTGCGCGCATAGATTGCACCGCCGACGGTTGTGGTTGATGCAGACTCAATGAGCAAGCGGCGGAGCAGTTCTGACGGGGTGTAATTTGCGCCTTTGGTGATGGCTGCAAAATGGCTATTGGTCATGTACGGATAATCGTTGCTGTCATTATCAACAGGACCGTTTCTGTTTGTTACCGCATTATTTAAAATCGGTGAGCCAATGCTGCCGGCGCCGTCCTGACTGGCCGATGGCGAGTCAAAATAAGCCCCGTTTTTATGCCAGTTTACCTCTGCAATGCTCGGGTCATTATCCAGTGTCGTAATAATTTGACCGTCATCAAGCATCATTTGATCGATCCATTCGTAGACATTTCCGACTAAATCATGTATTCCCCATGCGCTGTGATCATGTGCCCAAGATGAAGGTCCCTTGCCTGTGTCTGTTCTGCCCGTGCCTGATGTTTCACCGGGCATGCCGTTATCACTGCGCCGAGCTGTTTCCAACTTGTTTTCATGGCTGCGGCCGTAGTTAGTGTTGCCGCGTGGAGTGGTGTCATTTGCTAATGACCACAGCGCAATTGCAGCCCACTCATGTATAGACATCATGTGCCAGCCATCACCCTTTGTTGTGCAGAGTGCTTTAGCTGCATCGTAATTAACTGATGTGCGCGGTTGCACGCCGCCCACCACACTGCAACCACCATTAGCTCCGGAAGACGCTAAATACTTAGCGATAAAAACTTCGCCGCGTGTCACACCGTTGCTAGCAAACATAGTTGGCGTGCCACTGCCGAGTTGCAGATCGACGCCTGTTTTTGCCAGTATAGCTGCATTCAAATCTTCGTAATTAAAGCGCGGAATGCGCACCATGATATTTGGATTGCCCTGGGCATCGATTAATATTGTGTTGCGACCCCCGGATGCATCTTCGATAGCTTTTTTGTGGCCCTCGATAGCGTGTTCCGTCAGCTCGTCAACCTTCCCGTTGAAATCAGCCTCGGCGCGACCTATTGCATCGTTTGCTTTTTTATCAAGCGCGCCCATCATTCCGCCGACTTCAGAAGTTTGCTGTTGACTAGCCGCGGTTTGCTCTTGTGTTGCTTGCTTAATAAGCTGTAGTTCTTCTAAAACGCTAGACATTAACTGCCTCCAATTTGCGTAATCGTTCGCCCAGTTGCATTTGCGTATGAGCCTGTTTTGTTTGTACGACTTGGCTGCGGGTAAACGCAACCGCATCCATCATCATTTCAAGATCAATTATTAGGTTGAGGTTTTCGGTGCCAACAACCACTGTTACACTGTCTGCTGGCAAAGCCTCGACATTAATCGTCAGCCACTGCGCGACTTTAATTGCAGGGGTTCTATAACCTAAAGTCTTTCCTGCCAGAGAATAAGCGCCGAGTAAGGTGCCGTCAGAGAGGAACACTCCAATCTCACGGATGGCATACTCTAAGTCACCATTAAATACGCCAGAAATGCGTAAGCTACTACCATAATCTTGGTAGTCAGTAAGCTCTATACGTTCCATTTCACGAGAAAGTTTCGTTTGCGTTTTGCTGGGTGTGTAACTGCCATCCCCAAATGCTATATGAGTTATCTCGCCCTTTAATCCGTTTTCCTTTGCGGATAGCAGCTTGGCTAGTCCGGCTTCTGTAAATTGCAGCTTTAAACCTGCCATTAAATTACCCCTTCAAAATAAAAATCAGCGAGACACAGTTGGTAGCTAACAGCGGCAAGCCGAAAGCTACTAAAAACCAGATCTGGTACCACAGGCAAAAAGTCAACTTCGTGGTCATTACAATCAATGCAATATATCGCGGCAGCAAGTCCGGCTCCTCCGCGTGCCTCATCAGGCACAATCGGAATAAACTCGGTGGAGTGATCCATTAAACCGATTGACGGTCCAATACCACCTGATAAACCTAGGCCTTCTTCAAAGTGCAAGCCAAGTTCAACATCAAAGTGAATAACGCCACGCTTGGCTTTTTTTATAACTCTGGTGACCTGCTCCAGTGTCTCTTTGGTTAACAACCCTTCATCGTTATCTGTCAGGTTTTCATTAATCAATGCCACCGCCGTCATAGTGCCGGGCTCTTGACTTCCGTCAGGTTCCCACCACTCACGCAGATGTGATTTTATATTTAAACCATCCAGTGCCTTTTGCACCGCATACGGAGTGCCTTTATAGCGATGAACATCAAAAGAGTTTTGCACCATTTGCCGTTTAATATGTTCCGGCCAACGGTCGTCCCATTCATCAACTGAAAAAGCCCAGGCTAACCAAGGCAATAGTGATAACGGGCAAGAAAAAGGATCCCAAAGTTCGGCAATACGCACAGGTAAATCGGTAGAATGAATGACCACTTGTTCAAGATTGCGTTCTAATTCACTGGCGTTCGGAGGTAATAAACTACTCATCAACCCCTCCTACTGTAACGGTTACACCGCTGCAGTAAGCCGCCTGGGTATTATTCATAATCAAATCTGCAGCCGGGCTGATTAAATTAACGTTATGCACGCCAGCTTGATGTAATGCGGCATATAACCCTGAGCGAATAACGTCATAACCCAATTTGTGACGATCTAAGACATACGCCAGCACCGCCGCTTCGGCAGCCTGTTGAATTGTGCTACCTGCAGGACCGGGTAATATTGTTAATTCGGCAATGACGGCATATTCATGCACCTCTGCAGCAACGACCGACAGCCTATCCCCCAATGGGCGAACCTTAGATGATTGAACCGCTGCCGCAGTGCCATCATCCGTCAAACCAAAATAACGACGCACGGTAACCAGCAAGTCATTATTAGGCGTACCATTACCGGCACGACTTAATAACGTCACCACCATATTGCACGGACTTGGACTTGTCGCATCGGCATCAAGCACACTCGCATCTGCCGATAAGGCATGAAAAACATAAGCATCGTCACTGCCGGCTGTATTCAACGCATCAAAGGCCATTTGAGCACGGCGACGCAAGCTTTCATTGTCTTCCATTATTAGAGGTATCGGTGGGCGTGCTAACGCATCCTCAGCCTGAACAACCAGTCGCGCTATGTTATAGCGTGCAACATGACCATCTAGGTCGTTACCTTTCGCGGTAGCGAGCATGTTAGCTCTGGTCGCATCATTAATTTTGGCCTCAAGTACCATTTCACGATATGCAAATGTCTGCAGCGCCATCGCCAGCGGATCCGATTCAAGCACCAACACTTCGGCATAATCAGGATTAAGCCCGAGTAAAATGGCTTTTAATTCGTTATATTTTGTTTCAAAGTCCGGCACGGTAATAATGTCCGGTACCGGAACTTTCGACAGATCCAATAATTTAAATGCGGTCATATTGCCACCTGCAGACTGTCTAAAAGAATTGATTTACCGTTGATCAGGTATTCTCCGTTCAAATCTATTAATACCTTTCCACCATCTTGCCGATACACCTGAATTTTCTTAAGCCTGATTCGAGGCTCCCATTTAGCCAAAGCCTCTGCAGTAGCTGCATAAACATCCACGGCCCACGCATCATTAGTTGGTGCATCAATAAGTTCAAATAGCCGGGAACCGTAATCCCTACGATAAACCCGACTCCCCAAAGGTGTAGTCAAAATATTAAGCACTGACTGACGTAAATGAGCAACGTCTGACACGCTTTCGCCTGTTTGCATATTCATGCCTTGCATATATCACCTACGTCACTTTATACGTCCCGGCACTTGAGCCTCCCTGAACAGGAACCTCTGCCACACCCGTTATATGTTCCACTACTGCCTCGGCAATAGCTTTAACCATAACATTTGCCTTAGCGTGCTCACCGGTAGTTTTAAAGCCTGCTGCTTGCAGCTTTGAAATAATTAACCCCTCAAGTGAGCTTGCATTCAATGCCATATTATTTTCCCGCTGTTACTGTAGTGGAGCCGTCCCCATGAGGATTGCCCGTATAATGACAAATATGACCTGTGGTCACGACTGGCGAACCACCATTGAGGTGGATATTGCTCGCCTCAACATTTACATCACCGTCTGCAATAACTTTGGCATTGGCTGATGTATTGACCTTGATATCTTTTACCGTCGTAATATTTAACGTTCCCGCAGAAAGCACATCAACAGTGGCATCTGCACCTTTAATATCTATTAAATAGCGATGACTTTTACGGTTATAGCTGATCACCGAACCGTCTTTTAACGTCTTACGCTCTTCGTCTAAATCATCAGAATTAGCTGGGTGCGCCTCTTGGTAAAGAGAGCAAATAATAAGGCCTTGAGCAAAATCACCGGAAGGACACAAAACAACAACCTGCTCATTAATATCAAGCGGATTCCAGTCGCGGTTTTCACCTGCTCGGCTGACTCCTTTATCGAGCCAGGTGCTATTCAGTTTGCCATCAGTCACTTTGACCTTGCCGCCCTCTCCATGCTCAGTGACAGTACAAATTCGCACTAGACCATGTAGCAGTCGTTCAATTTCAGCTATCTGTAATTGTTGCATCAAATACCTTATCGTGTTCCTGTGCAGCTGGGACTTCTCTGCCTGGCGCGTGGGCTAAATAAACTTTCTGTGGCGTGATACCGTCCGCAGTCCATACCGATTCACCAAGGTAAACAGTCTGTTCCCAGCTAACTACCCACGAGTCATAGCCGCTATTCGTGTCTTTGCGAAAATTACCAGGATAAGCCCCAATCTGCTTTGGTTTTGTTAATACGCTGCCTTTTAGCCAGATGCCGTTATCTCTAACAAGCATGGCAACTGCGGCGGCAAATTCACGTATCTCTAATGCTAAATTTTCAACTTCCCACCCCAACACGCAGTGAATTGAAAAGCGGCACTGAGCAGGTAAACGCCCGTCTCCAATATCATCACCGGGATCAAACTCTTCAAGCTCTAAAAATAAAGCGGGAGCTAAAACAGATAGCTTTGGGTCAGGGTCATAGCTTTCTACCGTAACTTTTTGGAACGTATCACGTAGGCGAGCTAATATGGCTTCATGTACTTGAGTTAGTGTTGTGCTCATTTGCCCTCGTGATTCAGTATAAAATTAAGCTCTTGCTGCAACAGCTCGGTAAACCGGGCTTGTGCTCGTTGGTAATAACGCTCAAATACCGGCGTGGCTTGTTCATCTATAGGGAGTCGAATAACTTCAATAGGTAACCGCTCTCTCGTTTTTCGTTTAAATACGTTTTCGTGGCCACTTTTCATCGTAGCGACAAACGCGCCATCAAATTGATATTTACCAACCCGAGTACCACGTTTACTTTGCCGCGCTTTACCGATATGTCTGACCTGTACCGGATCTAAACCGAACCAGACCTGAGCAGCGCGTTCGTCACCTTTTAAATAAAAAGTGTGACGAAAGCGCACTGACAATACTCGTACAGGCAATTGCAATTCCCGGGCAAGTTCTCGCTTGCTATGCGTTTCCAACCATTTTGTTGTTTTCCGCAATGCACGGTTAATCGCTTTTTGAATCTGCGGAACAGAAGCAAGCATCTGGGCCTCTAAATAGGCCAACTCTTTATTTAATTGAAGATCAAGACTGAGCATATCAACGCCAACTAGAATCTTTGTTTTGTGAAAGTTTCAATGGAAGAACAGTTTCAAATATTCCCTTATTAAAGGGTAAAACCAGATAATTCTCACCATCAATAATCAATCGGTCACCGTCTTTACCAGACACTGAGTGTGGCTGCATGGTGAAAAATGCCTGAGCATGTTTAATATCTAATTGCCCTGCGTTTTTACCGTTTGATTTAGCATTAATTGTTTTGTTTGCCAGGCTAAAAATACCGACAACTGGATCTGATCGGCCGGACTGGTGAAGCCAAGTGGCGCTTGTGCCAAACTCTTCATCCATAGCCGCTTTTAATTCTACTAGATTGCTTTTCATGTTTTCGTTCATAGGCTTGGCTTTTAATTTTATTACTTATCGAAAAAAACTAAATTTAATTTTTTTTGATAAGTAAAAAAGCCCCGGTTAATTTGGGGGCTTTTTGAGTTGTATAAACAATTGATTAGTTAGAAGATAAAACTTCACATAATAAACTTGGATCACGGGCAATCGGCAGGTAAATAGCACGAGAGCGAATTGATAGCCCCTCGTCATGCTCTTTAGGCTCTGTCGTGATATGACATTCGCGCTTGCTTGCTGAACTGGCAGTTAATACATCTGCAGGTGCACGCAGCATGCCAAACAGGTCTTTTACGCCAGTTGGGTATGATGCCCCTTTTGTAGCAACAGCATCTGCCTCATCTGTTACAAAGGTAACGCCACAGATGTTAATTTTGCTAGGGTCATCAGCAAATGCAACGACGCGCTTTGCATGAATTTCTGCTGAGTAAAATGCTTTAACGCTATCATGGTTTAAGATGCGTTCAATCATCTCCTGACCGATGCGACATGTCACACCTTTAACGGTCAAGTGGCCATGGTCTTTGGCATTTTTAATAGTATCTTTGCGCAGCTGCTTGATTAGTCCAGGTACATCCGTACCCGTAGTGCCAAGCTTTAAATCAACAATGCGTTTTGATACGCCGAGCGCACTAAACAGATCAACCAGTACTGTACCTTTTGCATTTGTTACTTTACCTTTTAAAGCAGAATAAGCGGTAAATGCGGCTGTGTAACGGTGGTTCGATTTGTGCTTGGCCATGTGCGACTTAACCAGCGTCGCTAGCTCTGTCGCTTTGAATTTTTTATCTTGCAACGAAGAGATACGGTTTAAATCATCGGGTACGATTGACGTATCAAACGGATAGCGAATCAGTGATACTGGCACTGCATTTTCTGCATCATGCTGATCAATATTAGGATGTTGGCCAATCTCACCTGGCATTAATACTTGCAGCTGTTTACCGGCCTTAACAATCATCACGGTGCGGCTTTCTACGTTTTCCACTTCGAATAGATCTAGCACTTCGGCATCAATATGCGTTACTGAGTTAAAGCCCGTGGTCAATGAAGTAAGCGAAAACGCTTCGTGGTCAAAAATTTCTGCTAATTTTGCCATGGTTAAATTAGTCCTGTTTAATAATTAAAAATGATTTTTCAAGATGATCAATCACCAGCGTTTTTTGTGGCTCAGTAATGCCGTCTGGCCATACAATATACAGGGGATTAAACACCGAATTGGCGTAATACACCTGACTGCCGCCGATGTGTACACCGTAGGCATCGGTGCCGTCATAATCGGCAACAGTTGGATCAATAGCGGAACCGTTTTTTTGAACCAGAGAAAACTCAGGTTTATCTACTGCTGCAGGGATTGATTTGTTACAAAGTTCACCGCGCTCATGACTCCAAAGTAATTTCAGAGACAGAGGTACTGGCTTAGTAATAGATAAAATCATTACGCGTCCTTAATAAGTTGTTGCATATCAAATGAGTCATCAACAAGCGAACCTAATCCGCCTGTTAATGCAATCTCTTCGTCTTTTTTTGCCGCTTCAATTATTAATGTTGCGGCAGCAGTTTCTAGCGAAACTCCTTTTTCAATCAATGGTCCGGCAAATTCAGGAACACCGGCAGAAGCTGCTAGCTGATTGATTTTTTTAGCGAGTTCAGCTGTTTCTACCTGTCCACTTTCGATCTTACTTTCAAGATCGACGTTAGTGCCTTTTAACAATGCAATCTCAGCTTCATGAGCTGTTTGTAATTGCATCACCTTTTCACTGTGAGTTGCGCTTAGCTGGCTCACTGTTTCTTTATGTTCAAGGTTTAAATCTGATACAATTTTTTCATGAGTGGCATTTCTCATCATGGTTTTGATCTCTTCTTCTGTTTTAATTCCATCAATCAGACCGTGTTCAAGCAGGGCCTGAGCATCAAAAATATTGGCCTGTAAGTTGTGCACGTCATCAACGTTAACGTCACGATGTGACGCAACTAATTTACAAAACGAATAACCGATGTTATTAACCATCTTGGTTAATCTTTCGTGCTCTGGTTGTTCCAATTTAGTCAACGGTGCACCATCTGCTTTGGCTTCACCTGATGTGTAATAAGTCATTTTAAGTGTCGGGCTTGTTACTTCAGCTCGACCTAAAATGGCACCGATTGAGCCGCCTTGACTGTGCTCTGTCATGTAAAGTGATGAACAGGCACTAGCTAAACCAAAGTGCGCTGAATAACAGCTGCCATTGATAAATCCAATGATCGGTTTACGTTCAGCCATTTTGCGAATAAACATCGCCAAATCAAAACAACCGGCCCCCTCACCTCCTGGCCCATCAAACTCAATAAAAACCTCTTTTATATCTGGATTTTCAACATGACTATGTAACTGTTGGCGCAAACTACGATAGCTAGTAACCTCATTACAGTTATTGTCTAAACCGTTAAATCGGTGAGACAACGCACCGAACGCAGCCATGTGACAAAATGTATCACTGCGGTCACTGCTGCCACCGGTGAACATTTTCGGGTTTTTATGAAACTCATTTATCAGATCCAGACTTGCTTGATGCGCTGTCGTTGTCATCAGCATTGGAACGTTCATCATCAGACTCAGCAAATGCTTCATTTTTTTGTTATTCCTCTTTTTTCAAGTGCGTCGTTACTACGCTTTACGCCATCAAGATGCTTATCTAATGTTTTGCCTCTGCCATTTGAAACTTCTTCAAGCGATGTAATATCGTGTTGCATCTCAAGTACTAGGGCCTTAGCGGCTTTAAGTGGGTCAATTTCTTCCCATTCCGGCCAAATCCATGTTGGATCCAGATATTGATATGGGTTTTCAAAATAACCAGGTAACTCATTGGCAGTTTTAAGTTGATAAGCCTCAATGAACCAACCAAGTATTCGGTTAAATGCGGGGACTAAAACAATATCGCGCAACTGCCCGATAAAGCGGCGGTGGTTGATCATACCGGCACGAATGCTGGAATAATTAACCTGCGTTAAATCACCCGTTAACATTTCAAATGTGATACCGAGCAAGCCAGCAATCATGCGTAAAACCTGATTGTTATGCTCTTGATAGTTACCAGCTATTTCAGCGGGAGAAGCTGTTTTTAGCTCTTTCACGCCATTTAAAAACGTTACACCACCCGCTTTAACAACAAGCTTGTCTTGTTTTTGGATTGTTCCCGGCGCACCAGTTTGTTGATTAGGTGCAGCATCGCGAAGGGCAAATACCTGTTGGCCAATGCGCTTCATGCGTGATTTAATTTCAACAGTTTGGTTGTCTTTATACTGCTTGGCAAAATCAGCGCCAGCAGACACCCACGGCTGTGTGGTCGTTTGCCCTGCGTGAATAACATCGCGTAGATGAATAACATCAGCGACAGGCAACCAGTTCACCGAGTCCTCATCAAATTCCGGATGGTCACGCGGGAGTTTATAAAAAGCGTACTTTTTCACCTTACCGTTTTTGGCATACATAATGCCGCCCCGGATATAACTGCCATTTCCTGACTTTTCCAACTCTGACGCATGGCTTAACGGACTGACAATCTGCAGCTGCAGTGGCACTGCATCCAGCGTTCGACGGCGTACAATAAACGCACTGCCATCAAGCAACATAGTTATCACAGCTAATGCCTGCACCCCAGTAAAGTTGCTGTTCTCGTCAAAATCACAATACAAGTTCCATTCGTTAAAACTCTGAATAAAATCTGCATCAAATAAATGGGGGTCAAAAACGGGTTTTGCACCACCCCCGATACATGATGCACGAAAACGTCGCGCCCCAATGCCAAGCAATGGGTTGTTGCGCATTAAATGATGGCTGGCAGTGATCTCTTTTCTAAGTGCCTGTTCACTTTTTTCGTTATCGTGCAGCTGCGCATCTGAAAAAAGAGCTGATTCAGCAACATCCGAGTAACTAGCCAAAATCAATCTCCACATCAACACACTGCATCAGCGGTGTTGGATTTAAAGTTTGTTGCATCTGCACTTCTAATGAGCGCAACTCTGGCAGACTAACATTTGAATATTCGACAGTGTTTCTATCTCCTGTCGGGGTAGTATGCTCAAGGCGTACTTTTCTTTGCCCGGATGCCAATTTCATAATGGCATTCTGTACGGCTAATAAATTCTCATCGGTTGCTAAAATAGACATCAGTAAGCCTCATAATCGGATGTTTGATAATCATCTGAATAGTCTGGCTGTTCATCTGATAAAGTTGAATTAATGCCTGTCTGGTCAACTAAACCGAGCGGGTTTTGCGGACTAGCAGTTTGAATTTCTAAACGTAAAAAATCATAAAGCCACAACACATAAACAATTAAATCCCATGGCTCGTTACGAGCTTGTCCCGGCTTTTTCTTCCACTTAACATTGTTACCACTCCCGACTAATTCTTCTGCAGTGAGCATCTGAAAATAATCAAGGTTGAATGTGTCGTTCACAGGAAAGTGAACAAAGTTTTTACCGGGAAATTCGTTGTTTAATCGCTCTGCAGCGCGGTTTTTTAATTGATGAACGTTAAGACTTCGATAGTCACAATGTGCTTCTGCATGGGTTTTATGGGTTAACGTTAATTCAGGTCGAAACTTGTTTTTACCGTTTGCCTCGCCACGTATTGCGTAAATCCAACCTTGGTATGGTTGAACAAATTCAAGCATCGCTTTCCAGGCATGGCCATTGCAGTCCATCACCACGTTATAAACGCTGAGCTCACGACCATCGTGCAAACGATAACGTTGCGACAAAGCATCAATTAATGTTTTTTGAGTAGCCTCATCTTCTGGATCGCCCATTACAATTTTATAATCAACTGCCCAAAATTCACCTCGACTACCCATAGCCCAAATATGATATTCAAAACGATTTTTCTGAGTATCAACTGATGCTAATAAACAACGAGTTTCAACGGGCAACAACTGCAGGGGTTCGTAATATTCACGGCGTTCGTACAACGCATCGAAATTGTTTAATTTATGAATCTTCTGTGTTGTTGAATATTCAACACCGATCTTGGTGTTCATAAAAGACTGCATTTTCAGCGGGTCTTTTTTGGCCTTGTCGTACTCTTTTGCGAGTGTTGGCAATGCGGTGTTGGGGTTGTCGTTGTAGGCCATCCAAATATGGAATCCTGCATCAACTTTACCTCGTTCATTTGTATCACCGGGTTTACCACATTTGCAGCAAAGTGCAGTGCCTGTTTCATCCCACTGCTCTGGCTTTTGGTGAGTGTTACAACAGGTAAATTCCCGTGTAGCTCGCCATTGGCCACTTTCAACCATGGTGAATTTGTGGTGCTCTCGGATTTTTCCGGTGCATTCAACGCAAACAAAATGCGCTGATTTATAATCACCTTTTTTATACCGTAAATTTTCTAACTTAAGACGCTGCTTGTGTTGGCAATGTGGGCAAGGAACATATAAATAACGCTGGTCGGTAAGTAAAAATTCTTTTGTTATTTTGCAGGTTCCTGCCTCTTTCGGCGTTGAACCCATAACAATTTTGCGTTTACTTTCTGTCTCAGTTCGCGTAATCGCGTTTTCAACTGGATCACCTTCATTGTCGGGATTCTCCGGCCAACCTGAAACCTCATCGAGGAACAGGTATCGGATGGTAACCATCCGAAATGAACCAGCAGAGGTTGCCCAAACAACACTAAAATCACCGCCATAAAAAGCTTTCTCGGTAGATGTGTTTTTACCAAGCATACATTGCGCAACGGGCGCACAATATGTAAATACTTTACCTGCTTCTTTCGTTGCGTATTTTTCAGCGTCAGTATTGGTATTCTGCGCAACCATTATATTTGCTGGGTCGTTGGTAATTGACCAGCCGATACAGGTGTTCATAAAAATGGCATACCCAACACGCGCACTTTTAGATAAAACAATTTTTTCTATAAACGGTGATTCGTATGCTAACAGCCACGCTCTTTGAAAAGATTTCGGCTTGTATATCTGCGCGTCTGGGTTCTGGTTAGTCGTCGCCCATATAATTATCTCTGTCCTCTTCGGAGGCACGATAATATTTAGAATACCGTTCGATAATCGGCGAGATAATTGCCTGTAGTTCATCCAGCCCCTTTTTATTTAGCTCGTTCAATGCATCGCGAACTAAGTCATCTATGGTTTTTATTTCAGATGGGTCGATGGGGAGTCTTTTAGATATCTGGTTGGATAGATCAATAAGTTTACTTTTAACTAGCGATAGTGGTTTATTGTACAGCTCCATGATTGCATCAAACGGGACTAGCTCACCCAAATCTTTTTCATTCTGCAAGCGGATTTTAATGGCACCCTGTTTCTCTTTTTCCGCTTTCCATTCGTCAGAGTTTTGCGGCTCTGATTCGCTTTGACTATTTCCACTTTGCACTCTAATTTCGCGACCATGCGCAGCATTCATTTTTCTAATTATTTCAGATTGATGTTTAACGAAAGCATGAGCTGATTCAACGAGTAATATTTTACCTACTTCATTTTTTTTTAATTCGTAACCGTTTGTGTCCATTTGGTTTTTGAGCGTTCTAGGTGATACGCCAAGATAATCAGCTACCGCTTTTGCTGTACTCATAAACTCACAATAAAGCCTTGTTTAAATGGTGATTTGTTTAAATGTTAACTTGTTTAAATGTTGTTCTTATCAATTAAACAAACTAGAAACAGAAACAGTCATAAAAACTATAAAAAATTCTCAGACTCGGCGAGTATTACACCCGTAGCGACGAGGCCCCGTGGCGGTGCCTCTTTTTATATTGAGGTTAAATGTCGTCATATTTCCCGCTTTTCTTTAAGTTATCGACCGCCCACAAGGGCTGAAGATTAGATAGTGACCAGCACGCTTGCCACTGCTTATCATCTGATAAATTAAACAGTCTCTGGGGTTTGATGTGATCAATATGTATCGAGCCACGCCTGAATTCATTCCAGTTCATGTCATCAATAAACAAATTTTCTAAGTGTTGTGTTAAGTCTTTAATCGAGTAACCAAGTAAAGATTCCGCTTTATTTGAAAAGCCATTGTTATTGATAGCAGATCGAATTAACTCTGCAACTCCATCATTCTTAGCTTTCTTATTTAACTGACGTCTAAGTTTTTGTTTAGCGTTAAATTCATTATCAAGTCGGTATCTAACTCTATATTTTTCTGCGCCATTCAGTTTTGGATTTAACCATGCTCGACCTAGCTTGTAAAAAACGGTGCTTATCTCTTTGTTAGAGGCGTTTTTCAGCCAGTGCTGATAAGCCCAACCGTCCCACTTTGCTTTACTTGTAGAGCGCTTAGCAAGCAGGGATAATTTAAGCCGCTCTAAGCGGTGGTTTAATTTAGCCTGTTGATAGTCTTCATCACAACTAACTCCCCATCTTTTCCAGCGCCTACCCTCGAGCTCCGCTTTAGAGCTGGCAATGCGGGCTACAGTTCTGCATGCTGGGCATTGTTTCTTGTTATTTACTAACAAACCAATCGGGAAGGTGTTGCTGCATTCATGGCATAATGTTAAACCTTGAGCCTTTAATTTCTGTCTCTTATATTTATAAAAGCGAATGCTTTCATACTCTTCAAAGGTTTTTCCTGTAATTTTTCTAAATTCGGAGCATATAGTACATGTCCTAATTAAGTTTGTTCCTGCAGAAAAACTCTTTCCATGCCTGAAAAACAAACCATGCTCTCTTTCCTGTCCGCATACCTTGCATTTAACAAACAAGGGGCAAATTAATCCATTAACCACAACTAATTGCCTCGTGGTAAAAAGTCGCTTAGTCGGGCGGTGATCGCTTTGGATTCGTTAATCAGCGTGGAGGCTGACCACATGCAGGCTCTAAGTAATTTAGGATTTAAATCTTGGCTGGCTTCAATCGCACCTAAAATACCCTCTAATTGGGTTTGGCGAGTTTCTAACGCATCAAGGCAACCGAGGTTATTTAAATTACTAAATTGGTTTTTATTTGAGTTTGAATCTGAGTTTGGCATGTGAGCCTCCTGAAAAATGATTAATTAATCACCATCAGACGGTTCGAAGCAACTGGTGGTGAACTGAGCAAGGTTCGAACTACCGCTTCAGGAAACGGCCAGCCAAAAGGCTGCCTCACCCAGCCCACCATTGAAATTGATGTTGCTGAGTATTACGCACAAAAAAACCAACTCAGGGTTGGCGCTATGCGCCTGAATATTACGGTGTTCGAATCCCGACACCTGATTTTGCAGGTGCCCTATTAAGGTATTTTAATTCTAAGTGCGTGTCAAACTTTTATTATTTAAACATGTAAGCAAATGTTCAAATGTAAAAATCAACAAATGAACATTTGTTTGCATACTCGATAATGCAAAAGCAGGGGTGGCGAATCCCTTATACCAACGAAGTCACAGTGTTGGTATTAGGGTACATCGTATTGTTCATTCTTAATTGGCTTCAAAAGTTGCACCTGCAGTTTATATTCCTTGTGTTTGTAAACCCATGTGATGACAAACGTTGCAAAACCAAGTGCCATGCCAACCAACAGGGCCACAGTATTAATATTGAGGACAGATAGTCCGGAGATTATTGCAGAAACCCAATAGCTAAATTTAGTTAGAAATTCGCTCATCGTTAAACTCTCTTAATAATTGTTTGTCGTTATTACATTGTTCAATTGATGACTGCAGGCTAAGAATAAAGTCCGCAAGCTCACCGTTATTCCCGCCTAACCACTTAGGCTCTTGACACTCCTGAATCAATGATTCAGGAGGGGAAACTTTTACATATTCAGTTTTGATTAGAATCTTTGGTGCGGAGCAACCGGCTAATAGCGTCAGGCACAGGCACAGTAGCCCAATCTTTAACTGTTTCATCTATTTTACTGAGCTCTAAAAGCTCCCTTTGTTTGCGCCGCAACGTGGCATTCAATGATTGATTTTCTTGATGCTGTTTTGCTAACATCAAGTCACGTTTAATCATTGACTGTTTTAGTTTGTTGATTGAATTTTGGTTGCTTTGCGCGGCTAATTCGTACTGTGCAACATCATCAATCAGTTGATTATTGACAACTGCTAGGTGATCAACTCTTAACCACAGATAGCTGCAAAGTAAGCTGATAACGGCAAGAGCAATCAGTAACACTCTAATCATTGTAATTGCCCGTAATATTTATTAATTCGCTGCACGTAAGTGCTGGTTTCTTTTGCATTATGACCTGTTACCAATGGCAAACACTGCATGATGTCAGCGAACAGCGGTGCATTATCACAACGTTTCTGCGCTTTGTGTAAATTTCCCGCACCAGCGTTATAACTAGCAAACATTAGGTTGTAACGATCTTGTGTTGGCCGTGGGCTTCGCCAGAAGCTATACATTTTGCTGTCATACCATGCAGCAGCAATGATGTTGTGGTGTGAGCTAAAGGCCGATTCATTAAAATTGAGCGATGTTTGCGCTTCTCGCCATGTAAATGACATGAACTGACACAGGCCTTTAGCTCCAACAGGTGAAACCGCCCGAGGGTCAAAGCGGCTTTCTTGGAAACATTGTGCTTTTAGCAAGCGGTAATCATGCCCTGGCATGTACCTGCTAAACGCTGTTTTAAACTGTATTTCATATTTAAGCGAACGCAAAGACGAAGCTAACGATGATTGCGAAAGCAATAATGCGAAAGCAAAGATAAGCGCCTTTGTTAGAGTTTGTTTCATTTTCCCACCACGATCTAAATTTAATTCCTGCTTGTAAATCCATAATGCGCAACACCGACCAAAGGCAAACGCATGCAACAACTGCAATGAATGATTTATAGCTGACTGACTGCACGATGCCCGGCGGGAAAGTTAGCCCAAAGAACACCAGTAAGAGCACGATGAACGGAATAAAAATAGCTATTCGATCACCAATCGTGAAATTTTTAAGTTTGTTTTTCATTTTCTTTTTATCCATAAAAAGCCCCCGCAAATGCAGAGGCTCATAAATTACAGGCACAAAAAAACCGCAATAAAGCGGTTTATGGTGTTTGGATGCAACTTTCCAACGTTAGAAAAAGAGTACGCTTGCCGCTGTCATTTGTCAATTGTTTAAATGTTATTTATTACAATTGTTTTATTGTTTAAATGTAACTAAAATAATTCATTGAACAATAACATAACGCCCAGCGTAATCCCCATGGTTTGGTGCACCAATTGTCAGGCAGCTTCTAACCTCCGTTGCATTATTCAAAGATAAGTCCATGTCAACTACACGACAGCCAAGGTTAAGTGCATCAGTGAGCGTTTTAGGCGTTTCGCTGGATTCAGGCACCCATGCTACTGCAAAATCCGTCATTATAGTTTTTGCTCTTGATAGCGGTCGCTGTTATCGATTAGCCAATTTTCTAATCCATCAATCGTTCCGTAAAATAAACACTGGTTATTCATGTTCATAACATTCCAAGTATCATTCGCTGTGTCGAATGTGGAGTAAACTTTTATTTTATTTTTGTCCATCTGCGCTTACCATCTTTAAAAGTTACCCACAGGGAAAGTGGACAACCTGTGGTTATTTAAACGTTATGTTGCTGTGCAGAGGCTGGACCGTATATGGGTTGTTTGTTTACATCATATCCAACTATCACCTGTTTAGGCGGTACTGGCTGATAAGCAGGGGGTTGTTGTGGCACGGCTTGCTGTGGTGCATTGCCCCAGCTTTGTTGTGCGGGTGCCGCTTGCTGTGGTGCTGGCCGTTGAGATTGCCCTTGTGCTGATGCCGTATTTTGCCTCGCATCCATCATCTGTATTTCATCAACGACAATTTCAGTAGTGTAACGGTCTTGCCCATCTTGACCTTGCCACTTGCGGGTTTGCAATTTTCCTTCGACGTAAATCTTTGCGCCTTTCTTTAAAAATTCACCACACATTTCACCAAGGCGATTAAATACTGTTAAACGATGCCACTCTGTTTTATCTTTACGTTCGCCAGTTTGCTTGTCTTTCCAGCTCTCGGTTGTGGCTAACGTTAAATTAGCTACTGCGCTGCCATTTGGCATATAACGTATTTCTGGGTCTTTACCAAGATTACCCACTAACACAACTTTATTTACACTGCGATTGAACATGGTTATTCCTTTTTTATAAACCCGGTGTTACGTCTTTGTTTGCACTACGGTTAAACATACGAATCCCTATCTGTAGTTATACGTTAAATTACACAAATGAATATGATCCTCAATTCGAGGCTTTACACTTCGAGGCGCATGCTGCAAAAGCACTCTAGCCTTTTTTATCATCACGCTTAATTCGTTCTTTGTGGGGGCCGAATCTTTTTTCAGCCCCTTTGATTGCGAGTTGGTTTTCAGATCGAAAATCATCGACAGTCCAGCTAGCAAAGTCACTTTTACTATTAACTCGCTTTGACATTCTCTTCTCTCGCAATAATTAAAAATTGGTTACAAATTAACACATGCTTTTTAAGCGTTGGTGCAATATCAATAGGGCAACAAAGGTACATTTCTTTTGCAATTCCAAATATCAATTCAGTTTCGTTTACCGTTAATATTTCAGACTGCAGGTGATCTAATTGGTCATTAAGCTCTGATAGAAAATCTAAATCTTTCCAGCCGCCAAAATCAGAAGCTGTCTTTTTTATCATGGCTTCAACATCACGAAAAGGCATTAATAGAGCGTGTTCAAGTGCTTTAGCTCTGTTATCTTCGTGTTTATCAGCAATAGGCAATGATGCCGACGCAGGCCGTCCATCTCGACTCACTAACATTTCAAAGTCACAGCTATTATTAAGCGTCCAATCAGCAAACTGCTCACCACTGAACATCGTCAATAACTGATCTCTTTCACTTTGTATGCTGCTTGATAATTTAAACAATGCAGGTTGAATAGTTGCTGGTTCATCTAAACAAATTGATTCCACGGTTACCCCTCCATCTCAACAACTGACAAAACTTCGAACAGTCTTTTAATTGTTTCGTCCAAAATACCAGCCATTAATGCAAAATCAGCATCAAACCGGGCAGCAAAATCATCTTTATCAATATCTTCATTTTGCTCCTGCAGCACATTCGAGAAATCAATACCTTTCAACTGCAGCTGTTCTGTTAGTGTGAATGACAAATCATCTGTTTTTAAACCAATTTCAGTAACAAATTTGTCGGCACTAACATGGTTATGCACTGGCTCAGAAAAAAGGTCTTCTTCTTTTACTGTGATTTTTCCGCCACCTTTGAGTGCAGAGCTAAATTTTGCATTATGTGTGATGGTAAAATATTCAGGGTTCTTTTGTTCAACAAGCCAATCCGTCATAAGTGCATCAAGCTGTCCTTTAGTCTGCGCAGGAACAACAGGTAAACTGCCTAATGTTTTACGTAATAATGCAATTAGGCTTTCTGCAGCGTTAGCGCTGCTGGTGTTAACAACTAACGTGTTCTGCTTTGGTGATAAATAGGCATAGGTTGTTTTTTCATCTACAAATGCACGAGGTAACAGCTGCATCACAATATCTTCTTTAAGTGCGTCCTTTTCTTTTTTACGCAACTTCCGACCTTGCTCTAATTCAATTTCATCAACACGTTTGTTTAATTGTTTACTTATTTCTTTCGCTGGTAAGACTTTGCGCTCTTCTTTCATAGCCAGCAAAATACGACCATCAACAATGTGAGCCATTAGTTCACCCTGCGGCAAGGCAGACACCCAACCAAATTTACTAATATCTTGTGCACCAAGTTCTTTAAAAGAAAACTCTTTTAAACACTCTTCAATATTTTCTAACTTAGAAAATAGATCATGGCGGGTAGATTGATAAACAAGTACATTTTTAAAAAACATAGTTAATCCTTATTGCTGCTAATTTGTTGTTGGTGTGCCTCGTTCCATAACCGCAATGAATCAGCACAACGAGGTTTATTGCATCGGTGCCACATTGATATTGCAGCTTGTAAATCTAAAAATGTGCCCACCAAATGAGAACAGTGAGCACAATAAAAAGTGAATGTTTCACATTGAGCGCCGACTTCTGACGCTGGTGCCGTTTGTTCTAAAATATCAGTACCAAACAGTCCCGTTTTATAATTAAGTTTTGCGTTACCACCACACCCTATACAAATACGAAGTGGTTTATGCTGCTGTAGCGTCTTGCCCACCCATTCGCGCCGTTCTTGTGCTGTAATAGACATGCTCTAATATCCTGTTTTCTTCATCACAAATAATTTCTTTTAACTGCTGCCAAAATGGAGACCAATCTCTGTGCCAGTTCTTCTCGTTTGTTACGAGTAATTCCTGAATTTTAATCGGTGTGTGGACTGACTTGCCCGTTTGCGAATAATGTTTCCACTCCTGCATAGCTAAAAAAACCATTGCCTGTAGCGTCTTTTTTTTCTTTACCCTGAATGGTTTTTCCTGCGATGCCTCAAACTTTGCCCATATTTCTTTTGCAACACATTCGATATGACACCACTGCGGGTTATCACTATATAAAACCAAAGATAATGAATTGAGGTGAACGGGCAGCATGTTTAACGCCTTCGATATTTGAGAGTAATAAAACGCATCTGGTGGGAGTGGGCAGGTAGAACGTTTAAAGGTAACACTACAACCGTTTCCGCTTATACCTGTCTCAGCGGAGTCATCGTCGCGGCTTCTAGTTAATAGATGAATATTCACTGCGGTAATGATTTCAACTCTAACTGCTTGTAATGTTATTGATTTTGTCATTTGCAACCTACTCGTCCGTGTTTTATTTATCTTAATGTGAGTTTGTTTAAATGTTGTTTTGTTTAAATGTTATTTAATTTGATTGTTGTTTATTTTTAAGCTTTGAACAATTAACCCTGCACGAGTGGTGGTTAAATTAACCACCTTATGAATAGCAAGTAATTGACCTATACTGGCCTCAATAACATCAACTAATTCATTACTTAATTGTTTTAATTCTTGGGGATCGTCTTTTGCGTCATAAACACCGTCAGCGGCCGCAGATGCACCGGTAGTCATTACATCCGCAACTTCTCGCAATAACTGTCCAATGTATGCCTGTGCAACTGGGATTTGCAGTGATGACAAATCTGGAAGATCTAATGCGCCCATTAAATTTAGTATTTGCTTGCGTGCATCAGTTCCATACGGAGCCGGTAGTGCAGATAACCAGACGTTAATCCATCGAGCTGGTACGTTAGTTGTATCGTTAAGCACATTGTTAATCTGACGAACTTTATTTGAATGCCATTTTTCATATTCAATTGCCGTCGTAAATTGTCCTGGCTGCTCTAATCCAAGTTTTATTAATACTGGTAATAATGATTCATGTACGAAATTGGCCTGACTAAAATTACTATTAGCAAGAAATTTCTTGGTTTGAATTCTTAATATTTTTTCAAATGAGTTAGCTGGTTCTGGCAATGCAGGAAATAAATCATCACTATTCATGACTATTTCCTTTCACATATCGAGACGGATACAAAATTTCCATTTCAGTTAATTTGCCCTTAAATATTCTAACAATAGCATTAACAATCTCTCTGCTAGGCCATACTTCACCACGCTCTAGTAAAGAAAAATAAGGAATTGAACGGATATGTCCTTGCTCTTTCATAGCCTCTGCCATATGACTTAAAGTTAGATTTGCATCGTTACGGATTCTACGTAAAGGCCAATTTCTAAAATTGTTAGTTGCCATGATTGGATATTCCCGACGGATTATTTTTGATTAATAGTTATCTTACAAGATTCTTTAGCCAAATTAAACTTTTTTGAGGATAATATAGGTATGGAAATACAAAAAATATTAAGTAGCGCTCGATTAAAATCAGGCAAAACAATGCAATCTATAGAATCTTTGACAGGGGTTCTTGCAGCTAATCAATCAAAAATAGAACTTGGTAATAATAAAAACCCAGGTTTTAACACGGTTGCTAAGCTGGCTAAGTATTATCAGCTTGATTTAAATGAGGTTTACAAGGCTACACAAAACGAAAGCTCAGATGCACTTGTTTTTGCAGGAACAGAGCTGCCTACAAAAATACCGCTGCTGTCTATTAATGAGATAGAAAAGTGGATAAATGCTGATAGGTCGGTTGTTACAGAAGATACTGTTATTATTAGCTCTCCGGTTCCCTGCTCAAAACAATCTTACGCGATGATAGTTAGTGATGACAGTATGACCTCATTTAGTGGAGCGGTTCATAGCTTCCCAATGGGATATACCATAATTGTTGATCCAGTCGTTACATACAAAAATAATTCTTTTGTTATAGTAAAATTTAAGGAAGACGAAACAATATCATTTAGACAAGCTGTATTCATGGAAAGCAAAGTGTATTTCAAGTGTATAAACACTCAATATCAGATTTTAACCTCATCGCAAAAATATGAGATTTTAGGAGTTGTTGTTGGAACATACCGTAGGATTTAACTAACTTCTTGTTTATCTTATTAGATAAGGCGTGTATTATTAAACACAGCTGTTTAATGTTGGCTTAAAAACAAAAGCCCCTACCGAGGTAGAGGCTTTTACAAATTAACTTTTGTACAAGTAAATTATATTAACCGTACTATTTACACATTAAAAACAAAACAAAATAAAACAAAACAACCAACAGAGATAATTTTCGCCAAAATCTTATTTCTGATGTAGAGCTTAAATCTATTGCAGCAAACAATAGACAAACAGCGAGGGCACAAAAAAACCGCAGAACACTGTGACTTATCTGCTATTTTAGCCCTATCTACTCGGTTTTTCAATGTTTTGTTTTAATGTGCAAATGTAATGTTTAACATTTGTTTATTTGTACAAATAATATATTGAGAATCACCGTGTCTAAAAATTTATTTTATGAATTCTGGAAAGAACAGTTTGGATCCGCTCAAGGTGTGATCGACTACTTTAACGATGACATTACTATTAATGCAGAAGCAATTGGTGTTAATTGGTCAGCGGTAAAAGATCAGCTTTCTTGGTTGTCTGGTAAAGACGGAAAATTCAATGCACAAGGCAGCAAGTACATCAACAAAGGGTTTAAGCACTCTGTTGGTGTTTATGCGTCAATCGAGAAAGATAAAAATGATGTGCAATTCCCGTTAATCACTTTTAAAAACAAAGGTGGTGCAGGTGACACGATAGTTGTTAATGGCCTGACGTATATTTGGGGCCTGTATAAAGAACTAAAAAACGGAAAAATACCACAGCAAAAGAGTGATGATTGGGCGCGACAAAAACGCGAACGGGATGAGCAAACCCAACGTAAGCGCCAAGCTGCCATCCTTGAACAGCAAGCAGAAAATAAAAGGAGGGCAGCAAACGTTGAAAAAGAATTAACAAACCACACTACACTGCCTCGCGCAGTTTCTTTCGTTTATACGGATAAGAAATTAATCCCGCAAATTTTGAAACGTTTTGATGCCCGAGTAGGGATAGATAAACACGGTTCTCACCTTTCTTTTTTACTGCAAAATGTACACGGCAAGTCAGTTGGTGTTCAACGCATTTACGAAAACAAGATCACAATGGCCGATGGCCATAAAACCGATAAAACATTTACATGGGGCATGGAAAAAGACGGTGCTCATTTTATTATCGGTGACTTGACCACTGCAGATCGGATTTATTCAGCAGAAAGTTTTGGTACTGCTGCATCTATCTTTAGAGCAATGACAGAGATATTAAAAATAAACGTAGCGGTAATCGTTGCAATGGATGCGGGAAATCTGGTTAAAGTTATTGCTGCATACAAAGCGCATAAACCTTGGCTAGATATTATGCCATGTTGTGATAATGACATGTGGAAACAAAAGCAAGGCAAAGGAAACAAAGGGATGCAGGTTGCCCTTGAATTACTAGGAACGGATAAAGACTTAAAAGTTTACGCACCCAACTTTGATAAAGTGGACCCTACTTATCAACCAACCGATTTTAATGATTTGCATGTAAGGGCGGGGTTAGCTGAAGTTGCTCGACAATTAAAGGGCAATATTGCCCGAGTAAAAAACCAAGGTGATTTGTTTGAAAAATCACTGATACAGTTAAATTATATTAATTGGGAATCGACTCAAAAAGAGGCAATGAAATGTGCCGTCACTGGCATGCAAATCGGCTTGCCGAAATATAGGCCAAGTGATGTCATTGCCTTAATTCTTGATACTGCGTTAAAAGCCGGTATCCCCCGCGAACGCCTCGACATACAAAAATTAAATAAAAAAGCGACACAGATTTTTCATGCGAAAGTGAAAGAAGCGCAATCATTCAGATCGTTTTCTACTCGTATCACTAACGATAAATTCAGACCTGAACATATTACCTATACAAAATTCAATAAATCGGTTATCGATGAGGAAGTGCTAAATTTCGCCACGAGCCGAGACGGGATTGTGATCATTCGTTTTCCAATGGCATCGGGTAAAACTCAAAATTTAATAAAACCAGTGATGAGGCAGGAAGAATATTCAGCCTTTTTCGCACACCGGGTTTCATTGATTGGTGGCGCATGGGATGCACTAAATGACAAATTACCATCACACATTGCACCGATAACTCACTATCAAGAAAAGCACATTCACGACATGCTAACGTGTTCTAACAAGCTCGCATGTTGTATTAATTCATGTTTAAAACCAGTGTTTCAGCCTGTTTTAAATCATTTGAATGCACTTTGTATTGATGAAGCAGCGCAAACATTACGCCATATTACCGCTGGTAGTGCAATTCAATATCCGGTAGCTGTATTTAATAAGCTTTTGAGCATGATGGCTACCACAAAAGACCAGGTCATTTTAGCAGATGCAGATGCCAGTGATACATTGGTTGAATTTGCAGAGCTTGCTTTAAAGCAACGCAATGCGCGGTTAGTTGAAGAGTTTGGCGAAAATGCACCAGTGCATAAAATTCATATTATTGATGGCCATACTCATTGTTCTGATTTTAATATCTATTATACAGATGGTGACACGGCGTTCTTAAAAGCGAAACAAGACGTTGGCGCAGGTTATAAAGTGTTGATTGCTAATGACTCGGCTAATGATTCAGAAAAATTATTTGAATCTATCAAAGCAAGTTACCCGGACAAAAAAGGTTTGTTGATTTCATCTGATACCAAACCAGAAAAAGCGGTCGAGGTATTTAGTGATTCGCCAAATGCTATGAGTAAAAAATATGATTACATTATTTATTCACCATCAATCAGCTCAGGTGTTTCCCTCGTAAACGGACACTTCCAAAAACATTACGGCATTTTCTGCGGAACAGTAGCACCGAGTGATGCAGTACAAATGTTTCGACGTGACAGAAACGCACGAGATATTGTGCTTGGATTATCTACCATGCACAGCAGTCGTGAAGAAGATTCAATGGCTATGTGGTTGGGCATGATTCTCGCTAATGATAAACAGCTGGACATTAAAATTGATAATGAAACTGGTAAAATTGAGCTAGGTACCGATGACTTTCAATTTGACCGTTTCCGTCTTGATTTGATATCGCAAGAGAACAAAGCAAAAAATGATTTTGCGAACAATTTACTTTGTATTTTATATGGTGACGGTTACAACATTCACCAACTGGACTCCACAGAACTTGATCAGGAAATTGGTAAATCAATTAAAGAGGCAGCTCGAGATCATATTAAAGCGATTGATAGGGGCCGTCACTTAACGCAAGCCACGCCGAATGAAGATGAAAAGAAAAAACTCGATAAAAAAATAAATCTAAACCGTGATGAGAAAGCACAGTTAAACAGATGGGACATTGAAAACTTACTGATGATGGCTGTAAACGAGTCCAGCGTGGATTTTCATCATAAAGGCGGGCTAGGAAAGGTTAAGCTTTTTGAGTTGCTTAATATGAGTCCTGAAACTGCAAAAGAGTTTGACGACTTAGAAATAGCAAACGGGGTGCAACCATCTAAACGCATGTATCTAGTGAAACAACGCCAAGCATTACGCGACTTTTTTGAAATTGCTCGTTTTAATTGGGAAACAGGGCAAGGTACAGCAACCGAAGAAACAATAACGGCGGCTATCGAATATCTAACTGCAGGTGACAATATTCACTTGTTTAATAACTGGTACCGTTTCGGCGGTTATATCAACCCATTCAGCAAACAGCTAAAACCTGTCAATAAAGCTAAAGCGATTTTAAGCGCATTAGGGCTGGAGATGGAAACTACGCAGCTTGGGCGCAATAACGACGACTCTGTGAAGCGTCAGCGCTATACAATCAACGCTGATACGTGGAACCTGATGTCTGGTATTAATACACTACGAACAGCGAAAAAAACCAGCGCCTTTAAATTGATAATTCTGGATGGAGGGATGATCCATTCTTCTTCTGATAACTCTATAGTAGAAGAAAAAGAAATGGATCATGACAAATCCGCTATTAGCTTGGGTTCTATGGCTGATTTGATTGTTGAATCATTAAAAATTCCAGCGTCTTTGATTGATAAAATAGCAAATGGCCTTAAGTTTTTCGGAATTAAGAAAGCTGACCACCGAGAAATTGGGGCTTCGACTCTAAAAGAGGTGATTGAAGATCTTTATTCCGAAATAAAAATGGTCAAAACCGTCAATCGGTAACGTTATTTAGCTTTTTAACCCCTCTATTTTAGTTGTCAGCATTAGTTGAGGCTTTTTGCTGCCCTCATTTTGAATATATCGGCTGTTTCATGTAATAAAAGCAATAGGTCATCCCTGTCTTTCTTTGATATTCTGACAACATTCTTTAATTTTGACATGGTATTCATTAACTCTTCTCTACATGCCATTTCTTGTTTGTTCATAAAACCTCTCTTTTCTATTTATTGTATTGGAAACAAGTCATTAGCAGCACCAAAACACCTTTGTTTTTTATTTTTTTTATAAGGTCGTTAAAGTGTAATATGCCATTTTTTTATATCTTTCATACCCAACAAACCCAAAATAGTCCCCATTAAGCCATAATTAGACAAAACAGTTCTTTTAAGGATTTGTTATGACGAATAACCCGATAATCTTGGCACTAATTGCTCGCAGAAAAGCACAAGATATAAGCCAAACCCAAGCCGCTGATTTCGCGGGGTTGTCATTAAAAACGTATCAACGTATTGAAAATGGGACTGCAGATATTAGACTGAGAAATTATCAGGCTTTGATAAAAAAATTAAAATTGACTGATTTAGACATTACATTAGACGCGTTAGGTTTTTCCGAAACGACGGCGTGGGATGTTGCAGCTGCCGCCAGATTATTACCACCGGAGGCACGTTCGGCCATGGTAAGTATGATAATGATTATTTATAGGGATAAATTAGGATAAGACGAGATCAGTTTTTTTTCTATTTTAGCCATCGCGCTCACCAGTTCACAAAGTTTATCACTTTGAAACGAGTGGTTTATTTTCTCCTGAATAGTTTTTAACGCTACGTTTTCGCCATCGAATTGAGTCAGTAAATTTTGCAGTTCAGCCACACTATCAACCAGTTTGTCTAATCTCCAGATTATTAACGTATCACCAGGATGCAGATTTGGTAACAATTCCTTTCGTTGCGTGCGCTTGCCACAAGTGTCTGAGTAAATGTGATCACATTGAGCTAACTTTAATGCCTTAATTTGCACTTTATCGTTAGTCTCATTATCAGAAAATGCATAACCGTATACGTTCAAACTGCTGCCTACCTAGATAAAAATATTTAATTTCAAAGAGTAAGCCGGCTATCATAAAGAAAAAGTCACTAATTTAAAGTGACTTTTCATTATATTTTGAGTTAAGGCATGGTGATTATTTGCTTATTTCTTTCTTACAGAGAGATTTGTAGTGAACTTTGAACTCTTTAATTGCAGAACGTTTATTGCCTTTTATCAGTATTTCAAAGTATGTTTCATTTACAGTTGCCGAAACATGCCACATTTTATCCTTTTTCACTGCGTTAATTTCAATTTCGTTTGGTTCTGGCCATGGCAGTGTTTCCTTTTCTTTGATTTTTTCAGGTTGCTCCTGTTCAACTTGCTTTTCGTCTTTTTTGGCTTGCTCTTGCTCGGCCAGTAACTGCTCTGCTAATAATTCTTCAAGTTTTTCTTGGAACTCGCTGAGTTCATCCTCTATCAGTTCTTGCTCTTGTTCTAGTTCCGTATCCTCTTCTTCTATTTCTTTAATTCTATTCTGGGCCTCTATTTTTTCATCATCAAGATCAGTGCGTTCGTTAGAGATCTCTTCTGTTCTGCTTTCTATCTCTTCAATGCGCTCTTGCAGCTCAAGTATTTCACGCTCTTTTTTGTTTTTAGGCTTTTTAGGCTCATCTTTTGGCGGCTCAAATTTACTGATATTTATAACTGGGCCAACATAATTATATGTACTTTTAGGTCCAAAATCTTCGCCAAGATAGCCTTTAATAATGTTTAGATTGAGTTGTTTCCCGTCGAACAGACAGTGACGGCGGATGTATGATGATTTTATTTGTTCATGCAGCAATCCACCAGCAACTTCATTTTTTAGCCATTGATGTACCATTGCCATTTTGGGTGCGCGCAAGTAAGCGTTCATGGCATCATCGAACTGGCTCAAGTATTCAACAAGGGCTGCTTGTATTTTATCTGAGTCTTTATCGGTACTTTCTTCTTTCGGCTCAAATAATTTCACACTTGTAACATCGTTGTCTATTTTGAAAGAGTCATAGTGTAGTTGGGTTTCAAATAGTGAGTGGCCGAGTACTCTATGTCTGTATGCTGATCTAGATTCACCTGGTACTGCATGATCTTGATAAGTGACTTCAGTGTACAAGGCGCGGCAATCTTTTAAACTGAAATGTCCGCTTTGCATTAGTGAACGGACAGCAATATTAATTGTGCTTTCGTATCTGATGTGTATTGCCCTGTTGTGATAGTAGTCTTTAATATCGCCAGCTTTAACTGTACTCTCAGTTTTCTCACCAAGTACATTACGATAACTTAATACATCATCATCCGTTTTTTTTCTTAACAACTTCAAAGCTTTAATGACTGTTTCCGCTTTTATCATACAAGGTATTTTATAGGGTTTCATGTCCTCAAACAGATGTCTGTTTTTTGTTTTTAGCTGTCCGCTGAATAATAGCGTTTCATCATCCACCGTTTTAAATTCTGCCGTTTTCATTATTTCTGTGAGTCGTCGGCCAGTAGATAATGCAATGCCGATACATAGATCACTTACTGTTGGGTTTTTACTTGTCAATAATCGCGTAGCTGTCTCTTTTACCCAATCAGGGTTTACCAATACCTGACTCTTTAGTTTTTTAGTAAGACTCTTATTATCATCGTCACTTATCCAATCGCGGACTGCACCACGTGGCTCAAACATATAATAAGAGTGGTGCTCTATCTTTAAATTAAGCAAGTCTGATTTGTAATCTGAACCTGTTACCGACTTTGCTCTGAGAAGTATTAAATTCTCTCGTAATTTCTCAATGGGCAATGATGTGTCGAGCATGCCAGAGAGCCCGTCAACACTGTCAGAATACTTACGTAGAAAGGCTTTAACGTGTGTATCAATCAAATGATGCTTGTAACCTAATGCTTTAATTGCATTACGATAATTTTCCATAAGCTTGCAAAAATATCGGTATGAAACTAATGGTTTCGATAATAATTCACCTGTTTTATTATCTGTTACAACACCTAATTTATTGCGTTGTGCTCTAGCCAAATTATTACAACTATCTGTTACTCGTTTAGACCACCCTGATTTCTTTTCTCCTGCTGCCGCCTCTATATCAACAACTCTCTTAACTACGTCTGCAACTGATGTGATATTTGACATAAAAACCCCTTAAAAATTAATAGTAAATAAAGATACCTGTAACAATAGTATTTAAACATAAAAAAGTCAACAACACCCGCAACAATAATATTTAAAGATACCCGCCGCCTACCGCCCAAAGATACCCGCCACCCATCAATAAAGATACCTGCCTCCTATACCATAAAGATACCTGTGAATTACGTAATTCACAGGTATCTTTATGGTATAGGAGGCAGGTATCTTTATTGATGGGTGGCGGGTA